CCCAGGTCATCAACGAGGTGGCCGCCCGCCAGGACCGCCACCTCACCTCCCTCGACGCTATGGCCCTCGACCACGCCGTGGCCTCGTGCGTTGTCGCCGGGAACGTCCGACGCTCCGCCCGCATGTCGATTAAGTCCTGGGCCGACGAGGACATCCTCGACTTCATCCGGTGCAAGGCCGACCCGGCCGAGCATTGGTCGACCAACATCTCGGTCGAGGTCGACGACGACTTCTTCGACGCCCTCGAAGCCAACGACCCCCAGGCGTGCATCGTCTGGGAGGCGGTGCTCGACGGGATGCTCTCCAACGGGGAGCCCGGCTTCTACAACTCCTCCGCCGCCTCGGTGGGGGAGCGTGGCGACGTTCGCTCCTCCAACCCTTGCGGCGAGATCGCCCTGAAGGACTGGGAGCCGTGCTGCCTCGGCCACGTCAACCTCGCCGCCTACGGCACGAACTACGCCGGGGCCCTGGAGGCCGTCCGCCTCATGGCCCGCTTCCTCGTGCGGGCGACCTTCGCCCCCGTCGAGGACCCCCGCCAACGGGCCGTCCTCGACCGCAATCGCCGCATCGGAGTCGGCCTCCTGGGCTTCCAGGAATGGGCCGCCGCCCACGGCACCCGCTACTCCGAGGCCCACCAGGACGACCTCCTCACCTCGGCCCTCCGAGCCTTCCGGCGCACCGCCCAGAAAGAGGCCGCCGACTACGCCACCGAGTTGGGCATCCCTGCCCCGATCAAGACGACCACCGTGGCCCCCACCGGCTCGGTCTCGAAACTCCCCGGAGTCTCCGAGGGCATCCACCCGATCTACGCCCGCCACTTCCTGCGCCGGGTCCGCTTCTCTGCCGACGACCCCGCCGTCATCCACCACCGAGACCAGGGCCGGCACGTCGAGCCCTGCCGATACACCCCCAACACCGAGGTCGTTTCCTACGTCTGCCGGGACTCCATCGTCGACCACTACCCGGAGCACCTCATCGAGCAGGTCGACGAGATCGACCCCGCCGACCTCCTGGCGACCCAACGCTGGGTCCAGGAGAACTACGCCGACAATGCGGTCTCGTTCACGATGAACGTCCCGGCCGTGATGTCCGCCGCCGGGCGCCAGTCCTTCGAGCAGGCCCTCCGCCGGGCCCTCCCATTCCTCAAGGGGACCACGGTCTTCCCGGATGCGAGCCGTCCCCAGGCCCCCTACGAGCGACTCGGGCGCAACACCTTCGACCTCATGGAGGCCACCGCCACCACCGAGGTCTCCCAGGCGCTCGACGAGTGCAGCGCCGGAGCGTGCCCCGTGAGATGACCGACTAGCAGGAAAGGGGGAGATGTCATGGAGTTCTACCTCGGCGCTGACGAGGCGTACTGGCTCGGCAAGGTGGACTTCCCGCTCATGGTCGCCCGCCAGAGGCTCTTCCGGGAGGGAGCCCACCGACGGCCCCTACCCACCGCACGAGTGCCCTGGGTGCTCGACTCCGGTGGGTTCACACAACTCCACAAGTACGGCCGATTCCCCTTCGAGCCGGACCAGTACGTCACCGAGGTCCTCCGCCTCTCCGACGAGGTTGGGAACCTCCGGTGGGCCGCCCCGATGGACTGGATGTGTGAAGCCGGAGCCCTCAAGATGACGGGCCTGACGGTGTCCGAGCACCAGAAGCGCACCGTCCACAACTTCCTCGACCTCCGCCAACGCCTCGGCACGCTCGTCATCCCGGTCCTCCAAGGCTGGGATCACGACGACTACCTCAGATGCGCCGACCTCTACGCCGACTCGGGAGTGGACCTCCACGACGAGGACACCATCGGGCTCGGCTCGATCTGTCGCCGCAACGCCGACAACGACATCGTCACCATCATCGAGAGCCTCGACGGGCTCCGCCTCCATGCCTTCGGCGTCAAGGGTCGAGCCCTCGCCCGAGTCCACCACCGCCTCACCTCGTCGGACTCAATGGCCTGGTCCTACCGAGCGCGACGGGGCGGACGCCACCCCGACTGCACCCACCGCTCATGCACCCATTGTCAGAAGTTCGCCCGGCTCTGGAGGGAACGACTCCTCGAAAGTCTGGAGGGCTGAGGTGGAAGTCATAGTCTCCGCAACAATCGCCGAGTCCCGCAGCCCCCAGGTGATGGACGAACTCCGCACCTCCCTCGTCCACCTCCACGGCATCCCAGAAGGTGACCTCCCCGCAACCGACGCCGGACTCTTCCAAGCGTGGGTCGAGGTGGTCGTGGGTAACGCAGCCATCAACGAGCACGAGATGCTTGGGGGTCTCGCCGAGTGTGAGTGGAAGTACCACCACCAGCATCCGTGCTGCACCGAGTGTGGTGGCATCCGCCCTGGCCCGTGTTGCTCAGTCGACGAGTGTGCTTGTGATGCCGTCGCCTCGGAGAGTGGCACGACATGAACACCCAGGGCGACTCGGTCATCCGATTCATCGAGACCTTCCTGACCCTGGGGGGCTCCTTCTACGGCCAGCCCTTCGAGTTGCTCGACTTCCAGAAGGACCTCCTCCGGGACATCTACCTCCTCGACGACGAGGGGCGCCGCAAGCACCGCACCTACCTCTTGGGCCTGCCCCGCAAGAACGGCAAGACCAGCCTCGCCGCAGCCCTGGGCGTCTACCACTTGATCGCAGACTCGGCGGACACCGCCCCGGTCGCCATCGCCGCCGCCGGGGACCGCCAGCAGGCCCGCCTCGTCCACGACGAGGTCAAGCGCATGATCCAGGCGTCGCCGGACCTGGCGGCCGCCTGCACCGTCTACCGCAACGAGATCCTCTCCCACCGCAACGGCGGGACCTTCCGGTGTGTGTCCGCCGATGCCGGGCTCCAGCAGGGCCTCAATCCGTCCTTCGTCGTGGTCGACGAGTACCACGTTCACAAAACCGCCGAACTATTTGACGCCCTGACCCTCGGGTCGGCCACCAGGGCGCAGCCCCTCACCATCGTCATCTCCACGGCGGGCTTCGACCTCACCTCCCCGCTAGGGCGCCTCTACCGCTACGGCTCCAAGGTCGCCGCGGGCGAGGTCGACGACCCGTCCTTCGGGATGACCTGGCACGGCCCCGGCGACAACGAGGACTATGACCACAAGGACCCGGAGACCTGGGCCCGGTTCAACCCGGCCTACGCCCACTTCATGAACTCCGCCGAGTTTGAGTCCGCCTTCAAGCGGACCGCCGAGGCTCCGTTCATCCGCTACCGGCTCAACGGCTGGACCAAGGCCGAGTCCTCCTGGCTCCCGGCCGGAGTGTTCGAGGCCCTCGGCTCCGACCGCCGCCTCGAACCAGGGGAGCGGATCGTCCTCGGAGTCGACGCCGCCTGGCAGTCCGACTCCACCGCCGTAATCGCCTGCTCGGTGGACGACCCCCGCCACCTGGAGGTCGTCGGCCTCTGGGAGAAGCCCGAGGGCATGGCCGAGATGGCCTGGCGCACCCCGGTCGCCGAGGTCAAGGCGTGCATCGTCGAGGCCTTCGACAGGTTCACCGTGGTCGAGTGCGCCGCCGACCCCTGGCGCTTCGAGCAGTCCCTGGCCGAACTAGCCGACGAGGGCTACCCGATCATCGAGTTCCCCACGGGCTCGATCCAGCGCATGACCGCCGCCACTCAGATCATGTTCGACGCCATCTCCGACGCCGAGGTCTCCCACACCGGCGACCCGGCCCTGGTCCGCCACTTCCGTAACGCCGTACTCCGCGAGGACTCGCGAGGCGGGGCCCGGATCACGAAGGACCGCCGGGGCTCCGTCAAGAAGATCGACGCGGCCGTGGCCGCCATCATCGCCCACCACCGCGCCATCTCCTGGCGTGACGAGGGCGCCGCAAGCGAGGCCCAACTCCTGGTCCTCTAACCCTCCGACGAGGAGACCCCCATGACCTTCGAGCGCCGCACCGCCACCGAGGGCGTCGAACTCCGCGAGGAGGGCGACACCCTCACCGCCACCGGATACGCCGCCGTCTTCGACCGCCTGAGCCAATCGCTGGGCGGGTTCGTCGAGCGCATCGCACCGGGCACCTTCCGGTCGACACTCAAGCAGGCCGACATCCGGGCCCTCTTCAATCACTCGCCGGATGCCCTCCTGGGGCGGTCCTCGACGGGGACCCTCCGCTTGACCGAGGACGACCAGGGCCTCCGCTACGAGATCGACCTCCCCTACACGAGCCTCGGCCGCGATGTGGCCGAACTCCTGCGCCGTGGTGACATCTCCGGCTCCTCGTTCGGCTTCCGCACCATTGCCGACGAGTGGGGCGAGACCGAGGACGGCTACCCGCTCCGCACCTTGTCCGAGGTTGCCCTCCGGGACGTGGGTCCTGTGACCTTCCCCGCCTACCCCGACACCGAGGCGAGCCTCCGCTCCCTGGCGGAGTCCCGCTCCCTCGACCTCAACGAACTCATCGAGGCCGCCGAGGCCAACCGCCTCCGCGACCTCATCTTCCCGGAACCGACAACCGACGACGAGGAGCCGGGCGACACCCACTCCGACATCGTCCGACGGTCCTGGGCCATCCGCTGACCGGGCGCACCCCATCGGCAACACCCCCCACCATCATCCCCTACCTATGGAGGTAGCCATGTCCCCCGCGGACATCACCGCCTCGTTCGAGGCGCGCCAACACGCGGTCTCTGAACTCCGCCGCCTGGTCGAAGAGACCGAGGGCGCAGAGTTCACGGCCGAGCAGCGTGCCGAGTACGACCGGCACAACGAGGCCATCGACTCGCTCGACGAGCGGATCAAGACCGGCCTCTCACATCTCAAGCGTGAAGCCCAGGCCAACGACGCCATCGACGAGTTCCGCCGCTACGGCGACCTCACCGCAGCCCCCGAGTCCATCAAGGACGACGACGGCCGCGTGAGCGACGACGAGATGTTCCGGCGCCTCGTTTCCGGCGAGGTCAGGACGTTCGAGTCGCTCCCCTCGGAGCAGCGCGACATGACCAAGGGTTCAGCCACCGCAGGCGGCAACATCGTCGACTCGACCATGTACGACCGCATCTTCGCCAAGTTGGAGGAAGAGAGCCAGGTCATAGCGGCCGGCGCTCTCGTCATCCGCACGGCATCGGGTGAGGACCTCCTCGTCCCGAAGGTGACGACCAACCCGTCCGGCGCCATCGTCGCAGAAGCCGCCGCAATCGGAGAATCCGACCCGGTGCTCGGTCAAGTGACCTTGGGCGCGTACAAGTACGCCGCCCTCACGCAGGTCAGCCAGGAACTCCTCGCGGACTCAATGTTCGACGTGGCGTCCTTCGTCACGAACATCGGCGGCTCCGCAGTCACCCGCGCCCTCGGCGCAGACATCTCCAACGGCTCAGGATCGAGCAAGCCCAAGGGCATCGCCCAGGCGGCCACCTCGTTCGCCACCAGCGCCAGCGCCACGACCATCACGGCCGCCAACCTCTTCGAGGTCTGGTCGACGATGCCCACGCCGTACCGCAACGCGGACACGGCCTGGATCATCTCACCTGAGGCCATCAAGTTGATCCGCCTGCTGGTGGATTCCAACGGTCAGTACCTCTGGCAGCCCGGCCTCTCGTCCGAGACCCCGCCCAACCTCTTGGGCTATCCGGTCTACATGGACGGGCACATCGACGCCGCCACCAGCGGCAAGCGTGCGGTCGTATTCGCCCACATGCCCTCCTTCGCCGTCCGCATCGCGGGCGGTCTCCAGGTGGACAGGTCGGACGACTACGCCTTCAACACGGGCCTGGCGACCTTCCGCTTCCAGTTGCGCGGCGATTCCGACGGGATCGACGACAACGGAATCGGGTGCCTCACCCAGGCATAGCCCCCAGGGCATAGCCAATTCCTTGCGAGTAGGTCGGGCGGTCTCACCACCGCCCGGCCTCCTCGCTGCCCCGACACAAGGAGCCACCCTTGAAGATTCGCATCCTGGAATCCATCTCGTGCTCGGTGAACGGCCACCACGGCCCCGGCGACGTAGTCGACTGGAAAGACCCGAAGGAAGCCAAGAGCCTCATCGCCCAGGGCATCGCCGAGGCCATCTCCAAGAAGACCGAGACCGCCGCCACCAAGGCCAAGGTCGAGACCGCCACCACCGACTAGGAGGCTCCGATGGCGTACTACGCCAACGAGTCGGCCGAGTCCCGGCTCATCCTTCGGAACGCCGCCGAGACCCTCTCGGTGACGTTCTACTCCGGCGAGACCGGGACCGACGCCGACGGCGCCGTCACCATCGGCATCGTCGACGAGGCCGGGTCGACCGTCGTCGCCTCGGCGACCTCGACGACCTCGGCAGGTTCCGGCGTCTACACCTACGACCTCGCCGCCCAGTCCAACCTCCAGCGCCTGACCGCTACCTGGTCCGGGACCTGGGGCTCGGCCATGGCCTTCGACACCTCCCACGAGGTGGTCGGGGGGTTCCTGACGACCCCGGCCGAGGTCCGGGCTATGGACTCGATAGCGGGGGAGACCTCGACCTTCTCGGCGGCCGACCTCGTGGACGCCATCGCCTACGCCACGACCATCATCTCCGACTACTGCGGCGCCTCGTTCGTGCAGATCTACGAGCGAGACACCCTCAACGGGACCAACGAC